AGGGGATGAAGAACCCGGTCGCCGAGGTGGCGGCGTTGAAGGCGAAGGCGGGTGAGGCGTGACCCTCTGGGACCTCCCCGCCACCGACCCCAACGTCCGCGAGTCCGACGTTCAACGGCTCACCGGCCAGAACGCTCTGATCCTTGCCAGACTCCGGCAAGGCCCGGCGACTGCGGCGGAGTTGGCACAGATCAGCCTGAAATACACCAGCCGCATCAGCGACCTGCGCGCGGCGGGGTACGAGGTGAAGTACGAAGATGGGCGGTACACGCTCGGGGGTGGGGCGTGATCCTGTACTCCGACATCGACCCGAAAGTCTGTGCCTGGCTCGCCGAGTTGGTCAAGGCCGGACACCTGCCACACGGCGAAGTCCGCTGCAAGTCCATTGTGGAGATGACCCCCGATGAGTTGCGACCGTTCGAGCAAGTCCACCACTTCGCAGGCATCGGGGGGTGGCCTCTGGCCTTGCGATGGGCTGGATGGGCCGGCCCCGCATGGTCGGCGAGTTGTCCCTGTCAACCGTTCAGCAGCGCGGGGCGGCGCAAGGCGGAAGCCGACGACCGGCACCTCTGGCCTGTTCTCCGAACCCTCATCGCCGAGTGCCGACCTCCAACGGTCTTTGGAGAGCAGGTTGCGTCAAGCCTTGGCCGGGCGTGGCTCAGCGGAGTACGTGCTGACTTGGAAGCATTGGGATATCGGGTTGGGGCCGCCGATCTGTGCGCTGCGAGCGTCGGGGCACCGCACATCCGGCAGCGGCTTTGGTGGGTTGCCGACACCGAGCGGCGTGCGGGGGGCAGGAAGGAATCATGTGGCGGGAAGACTGGACGAATGGGGAGGGTCAAGCAACCCGTTTCGTGGTACGAGCCTTGGCCGCGTGCATTGTCCAGGTTTCGAGTTGTGGATGATGGGCTTCCCCGAAGCGTGGTGGCGACTGATGCCGCGAGAAATGCCATCGTCCCCCAAGTCGCGGCGGCGTTCGTGACCGCGTACATGGCCGCCTCGCAAGTCTGACCGCCTGACCGAAGACCGCAAGGAAGCGAACTGATGGGCAAGATGCCGTGGATGAAACTGACGACGACCGATTGGTTCGCTGACCCGGACCTCCAGGCGTGCAGCCTCCCCGCGCGTGGGCTGTGGGTTGAGATGATGCTGCTGATGAGCCGGTCGCCCGTTCGCGGGGAACTCCGCCGGGGGGACGGCACCCCATTCACCGCCGAAACCCTGGCCCGTGTGGTCCGGGAACCGCTCGAACAGGTGCAGGCGTGGATGGCAGAACTTGAGGCGGGCGCGGTGTTCAAGCGGACGGCAGACGGTTGCATATTCCAGTCTCGGATGATCCGGGAAACGAAGGAACTGGAACAAGGGGCCGAGCGGTTCGCCCGTCACTACAGCCGCAAGAAGTCTAACGGTGGTTCTAACGGTACTTCTAACGCCGAGTCTAACGGTACTTCTAACGGCGTTCTAACGCCGAAGATATCAGAAGACAGAAGACAGATGACAGAAGAAGACAAAACCCCCCTTACCCCCCTCGCGGAGAAACCGAAGCGTGAGCGGGGGGAGGATGTCCCGATCCCGCCCGAACTCCAGACCCCCGACTTCACCGCCGCGTGGGGTCGCTGGCTGGGGTACCGCCGCCGCAAACGCAAACCCGTCAGCGTGGACGGGGCACGCCAGCAACTGGCCGACCTCGCCGCCGCCGGAATCCCCGAAGCCATCGCCACCATCAACCGGAGCATCGCAGGTGATTACCAAGGACTCTTTCCTCAAACTGACCGAGGCCGATCTGCTGGCAGCCGCACGGCAGCCATTACCGCCACCAGGATCGCAACCGAGTACGCAGAGTCCCCCACCCCCCTCCCAATGTTCAACCTCGCCCCAGAGCCGTCTAATGCCAACGGCGGCGAAGGTGGCCTCAACGGGGTTCATGCCCCGGCACGTTGACAATTTGGCGAACATCGACCGCTCCGGCCTGTGGGGGCAAGCCCTCGACCGGGCGACCGCCCGACTCGGCACCGGGTTGCTCGCCGCGATCATCGGCAACCGGGGGACGGGGAAGACCCAACTGGCGGCGTGTCTCGGCGCGGCTGCCATCGGCAAGTGGGGGTGGACCCGCGACCACGCCGACCGCTCGGTCTGGCCGGTCAAGTACACCACCGCTGCCGACCTGTTCTCCACCCTGCGGGGTGGGATGCTCGCGGGCCAAGAGGTGAAGACCCGCCGCCTCTACACCACCCCCCGACTTCTGGTGGTGGATGAAATCCAGGAACGGGCACACTCGGAGTACGAGGCCCGCACGCTGGTTCAGATCATCGACCATCGGTACGGGTTCCGGCTCGACACCGTGATCATGGGCAACCTCAAGCCCGAAGCGTTCCGGGAGCAGATGGGGGCGAGTGTGATGAGCCGCATGGCCGAAGCCGGTGGCGTGGTGGAACTGGTGGGGGAAGACAGGAGGGCGAAGAAGTGAACAAGCACACGTCAGAACCGTGGGAAGCCATCATCGACCCGTGCGACTTCCACCAGAAGTCAACGCTGGCCGATTCGGCTGGCAACATCATCGCCCAGTTTGGCGGGACGGGGCCGCACGTAGCCAACACCGCACGGGCCGAAGCCTGCGTCAACGCCTGTGCGGGCATGGACGACCCAGCCGCCGAACTCACCCGCCTGCGTTCGCGTGCCGCCGAGGCCCACCAGTGGGAGGAAATGGCCGAGCGAACCGGCCTGCCGCTCAAGCCGGAGGGGGCGGAGGCGGAGATCACCCGCCTGCGGAGGGTGGAGCAACTTGCGCAGAAGATGCTGGACGAATCCGCTCAGGCGGCAAAGGAGAACAACAAGTGAACAGGGTACAAAGATACAAGGAAAGTGCGGCGGGAATGGGGATGCGGCTGCTGTCGGCGATTCCCCCCGGCCCGTGCGGTCAGACCGTCCCCGGCCCGCCTTGGATGCTGGCGGTTGAGATGGACGCCGATGTGTTCGACCAGGTTGAGCGGTGCTGGGCTGCGTGCGAGGGCTTGGACCTTGCCGCCGGGGAGACGGAATCGGTTTTGTCAGAACTCACCCGCCTGCGTGAGATCGAATCGAACGCGAAGGCGGCGGGGTTCATCGGGGCGGATGGGAAGGTGAGGAAGGTGCTTGGGACGCTGCCAGTCACGAAGGATGGGTGCATCGTCGGGGATGGCTCCCGTGTTTTCTTCTTCACCTATTCACGTTTTGGTGGCGAAGAGATCACGTTGGAATGGGATGTGTCCGGCGCGGGCGACAACATCCCGACCGTGGAGTTCTACTCCACCCGCGAAGCCGCCGAGGCTGCAAGGGAGGGCAACCAGTGAACCCCATACACCAGATCGCAGACGGGCGACTGCGGCTGCTCGCCGCCGTTGTCAAGGTCACGGGAATCCCCGAGGCCAGCATCATCGGCAGGGGCCGCCTGTCCGAGGTTGTCTCCGCTCGCCGCATCATTGACTTCGCACTTGTCAGTCTGGGATGGTCGCAGTCCGAGATTGCCGATGTCGTGTACGGCGTGGAGTCGCATTGTGGGGTGTCCTACCGCATGGAACGCCCCCTCAACGACATCGAGCGGGCCAACATGAACGCGGCAATGACGCTCGCGGAGTCTCGCCCGTCCACGCCATCCCCGCGTCAGCCTGTCGAGTCCATGCAGAAGTACATCGTTCGCCTGGTGGCGTACACGCTGAGTCTGGACGCTGCCGAGGTCTTTTCGGACAACCAGTCGGCGCGTGCGCTGGACGCTCGTGCAATAGCCGCATGGCTCATGCACGGGATGGGGATGCCTCACAGCGAGATCGCTCGCAGTGTTGGAGACCGACAATGGCACAACACGTCGTGTCGGCATTGGCGGCGGCGTGTTGACAGTCCACGGCTGATGCCTACGGCTGAGCGTCTACTTGAGGAACTGCGGAAGCAAACGAAGGAGGCCGCATGAACGCACCATCTAACCTGAATTCATTTGACGTTTACCAGTTGGCAAATTACAATAAGGTCAGCATCAGCGATGCTGCGGCATACGCGAAGGACATGGTTCTGACAGGGGCGTGGTCAGTGTGCGAAGGCGACAAGTACGCGGCGTGGCCGGACACGATGCGGCGGATGCGGCAACACACGCCGAGGCACATCACAGAGTTTGCGTCGAGCGTCGAGCAGAAGATTCGCTCGTTCGCGGCGAGAAGGAGGAACAATGGCAAAGCGTGACAAGCCACTTGAGGCGATGGTGTACGAGATTGCGGAGCGGTACTACCCGTTGCCGAAGGTTCCGTTCTGGAATGACATGACACTGATCGAGCAGCAGCGGTGCTACGAGGTCCGCAACTCGGTCGAGCGTGCGGTTCGTGCGGGCGTTCGTCTGGGTCGGCAACTTGAAAGGGCGAAGCATGGCAAAGCGTGAGAAGGTGACGGATGCGGATCGGGCGATCGAGCGGGCGTGGGATTACAACCGCCTGTATCACCGGACAAAGCCGTGGTGGAACCTGACCCGCAAGCAACGCGACTTCATTCGCGGTGTGTTGTGGCAAGAGGCCCAACTGATCGGCTTCGGCATCGAGATCGGCCGCGCCCTCGCCACCGAGGGCGGCAAGCCGGGCAAGGCGAAGAAGGGGGGTGGGAAGTGAGAACGACACTGTTGCGAGCGGGCGACACCTACACGACAACTACCGTCGTCTCCCCCAACGGCGTGAAGACCGGCATCTTGGTGATGCAGACGACCACCCCGCACGGCGGGACCGAGCGTGTGTTCATCGCGTGGAATGAGTGGCCCGCGATTCGGGATTTGGCAGAGAAGTTGTACGTTGAGCAACAGCAGCAGGAGTCCAAGCGATGAGCGAAGCGAAGCACACACCGCAGCAACTACCAGAGACGCTCCCGATCAACGAGCCTGCCCTGGCGTACATCATCAGACATCGTTTCCGCCCCGGCGTGTACCTCGGGCGGGATGGCAACGTGCGGAATGTTCCACTGCTGTTTGCCGTGGTTGGCGACGGGTGGCGGGTAGTGAACGGGCTGGACCCGCTGTGGGCACCAGACTGGACGGTCGTTGCAGTGGCAATACAGGAGTTGTAGGATGAGCGACACGAAGCACACGGCGGAGCCGTGGATTGTCTGTGAAAAGTTGTCTGGCTCGGAGAACCATCAAGGGTTCACGATCCGCAGCCGGGGCGGATGGGCGATTGCCGTCGTCAATCCGCTGGACCAACACGGCACGGGCGGCAAGGCGAACGCTGACCGCATCGTCGCCTGCGTCAACGCCTGCCGCGGCATGGCCGACCCGGAGGCGGAGATTGCCGCACTGCGGGCGGACGTTGAACGTCTCCGCCAGTGGATCGGCAGCGAGGATTGCCGCAGCGATGCCCGTTCCGCTGCCGACCTGCGGGCGAAGATGGAGCATTACCGATCCGAGGTGGATCGGTTGAAGGAGATCGAACGTCGCTGGGACAGAATGACCAACGAGGAAGTGAAGCACAAGATTGGGTTTGAGTCCGAACTCGCCGCCTACCGCCGCAACGAATCCGAAGCCATCGCCGCGATCAAGGCGGTCGGTTACGTCACCCCGCACGGCGAGTCCGACTCGCTCGGTGAGGCGGTGTCGTGGTTGGTGAAGGAGAACGCCGAACTGCGCAAGGCCGAGGACGAATCCGACGCTGCACGGCACGCGATGGCTCAACGCCTCACCGAGATTGCGAACGCGGTGTACGGCGACCCGCCTCCGGCTGTGGCGTGGGATTGGGCTCACTTGGCGAAGAAAGTGAAGGAGATAAAGGCGACGTTCACCGATGCGATGGAAGTGGGCAGAGAGTTTCGGATGAAGGCGGACGAGATGGCTTGCAAACTGGCCGGGCTGGAAATGACCTTTTCGTTGCAGGCTGAGCGGTTGGGCAAAGCCGCCGCCGCAGGAGACAGGCTGGCATCCTCGGCTGAGTTGGCGGCGATGGTGCTTAGCGATGCACCGTCGATGGCGGAATACGTGAGGGCGGCATTGGAAGTGTACAGGAAGGAGCGTGCATCGTGACCACCACCGACCTGATCGTTCTGGCGTGCGTGTACCTGTTCGTCATCGTGGCGTACTGCGTCGGCACGTGGATTGAGTGGCGGGCGGTCGATGCCGTTCGCAAGATGGACGCGGAAGACAACGCCCCGGCCCGCTGGGCGGAGCAGCAACGCGAATGGGAAAGGATGCGCAAATGACCAACTTCAACCCGAACACCGCGACACAGCAAGAGTTGCGGGATTGGTTGGCGGAGCAGGATGGGTGGATCAATCCGAACGAACCATTTGGCAGTGAGCGGCGTGGTGGCGTGCCGCTGGTGAGTCAATGGGTTCGGCGACTTCCGAACGGCGACTATGAGGGATTGGGCTACGACCCAAGCCAGCGGCACGTGCCCGTGCCTGTCCACCCCCACCCCCCCACCCTCGACGGCGCGGCGGCGGCGTTGCCGGAGGGGATGCGAGTCGAGCGAGTCCACTGCTTGACAATGTGCCGGTGGGAGTATCGTCTGTGGTTTGCGGCTAGCGTCTTTGGTGCCTGGTTGATGGTGACAGACAAGGACGGCTGGCCTGTTACACGCCCCGACACCGGCGACCGGATCACCGACGAATACCGCCTCGCTTGTCTGGCGAGGGTGGCACAGGAGAACAGCAAGTGAACATCGAAGACACGAAGCCCATCGACGTGCTGGCTTCCCGGATTTGGGCCGGTGATCGGTACTACTACCCTGGCATCGAGCAGATGACCGCCGAACTCACCCGCCTGCGTTCGCGTGCCGCCGAGGCCCACCAGTGGGAGGAAATGGCCGAGCGAACCGGCCTGCCGCTCAAACCGGAGGGGGCGGAGGCGGAGATCATCCACCTACGCAAACTCGAAGCCGCCCGCAAGGCGGGGGAGGCTGCACAGTGACCCGCTACCCCTACCTCGACCACGGCTACGTCGAACTCATCGACCACATGGGGTCAGACCGCCGCATCGCGGAAGCCGCGTGGGTGTCGTCAAACCGGGCCGAGAACCGCCCCGACAGCGACGTTGCCCGGATCGTGAAGTATCTCGCCCGCGAGAACCACTGGACACCCTTCGGGCAGACGGCGATCACGCTGCGGTTCCGCGTGCCGATCTTCATCGCTCGGCAGTTGATGCGGTCGAACGTGGGCATTGTGTGGAACGAGGAAAGCCGCCGGTACGTGGATGACCTCCCCCAGTTTCACTTCCCGAAGGTGTTCCGCACCCGGTCAGAGAGCATGAAGCAGGGGAGTGGGGAGCCGCTAGAGCAGGAAGAGAACTACCGCGCCCGAGGATTGTTCTTCGATGCGTGCAATCAATCGGTCGGCAGTTACCTTTCGCTGCTGCGGATGGGCATCGCCCCCGAGCAGGCCCGCGCCGTGCTGCCCGTCGCCACCTACACGACGATCATCGGCACCTTCAACCTGTCATCACTCGCCCGCGTCTACGGGCTGCGGTCAGGCCCGCACGCCCAGGCGGAAATCCGCGAACTCGCCGCGTGCATTGATCAGGCTGTCCGTTCGCTGGGGGTGTTCGAGGTCGCGTGGGGGGCGTTGACCGGCGACGGCATGTCGGGGGCGGTCGAGCGTGGTGTCCAAGACGTGGTAAACGGGAAGGTCAAGGAGTCTGCACAATGAAACCAACCGACGCGGCACAGATGCTCATCAATTGGGAAATCACCAAGTTCCTGTTCGTGCTGGGATTTTCCGCTTTGGTGTTGGCGGGATCGTGCGTCTACGTCTGGTGGGACAGGCGAAAGGACAACAAATGAGCGAGAACGAAGCCGACGCGCGTGAACAGAGGCGGAAGGAGTCCGTCATCCGCGATGCACTCGACACGCTGGAGTCCGAAGGGTTCGACTCCATCACCCTGCTGGTGACACACATGGACGAGCATGGCAACACCTGCTCGCACCGCGTCACCAAGGGCAACTGGTTCGCTTCAACGGAGATGATGCGGTCGGAGATCAGGCGGCGTGAACACGCCGACCTGTACGGCGAAGACGACGGCGAGTAATGGAGAACACATGCACGGACGCAGCACTCTCGCAGCCCCCCTGCTGGGCAATTCAATCCTCCAGCAGCAGATCGACCTCGAACAAGAGGCCATCGCCCGTGGCGTTGAACGCTACCGGCGCAACGTGGCGGATGCGATGGACCGCGAATCCGCGTCCAGCCTCCCGCCCGTCGAACGGATCATCCGCCAGTGGCTCGAACCTCTCTCCCTCGCTATCAAGAAGGAAGTCCGATCCATCCGGTCGGGCAAGTACGAGGTCGGGCGGATGATCCACGGGCCGATGATCCTGTCCCTCGCACGGGGTCGGTCCCGCAAGATCGCGCTGGTGGTCCTCGACACCATGCTCGACAACCTGCTCTGCCCCAAGGGCCAGTACGCCCACCTCGGTTGCCCGGCGGCGGACATCTCGTATCAGGTGGGGGCCGCCATCATCGGCCAGGCCCGCTACGACGAGATGCAGCCGAAGGACCGCGCCGAACTCACCAGCATGTTCCGGCGGCTGACCTTCCGGCGGTTGAACTGGTGGGCGAACCGGAACATGGACAACGCCACCATCGAGCGGCAGGCGACCGTACAGCTCGGTGCCCGGTTCGTCTGGCTGTGCATCGAGAACCTGTCCTGCTCGACCGATGAGACGTTCAAGATCGCGTTCCACACGAAGATGCACCCGATCCACGGCAAGGGTGGCATCCGCCGGATGCGGTTCATTTCGTTGGACGACGTGGTGTGGAACGCCATTGAACACGGGCACGCCCAGCGACAGACGCTCCGCCCCCGCTACTTGCCGATGATCGTCCCCGCGTACAAGGCCACCGACGCGGAGGTCTACAACGGTGGGTACGTGAGCATCCGCACCCCGCTGGTGAGCAGCCCGACGCGGGTGCAGCGCAAGGTTATCAAGTCCGCCCACGAATCCGGCGAACTGTCCAAGCCGGGCGGGGTGTACGAATCGCTGGCCGCGTTCGGGGCCATGCCGTGGGCGGTGAACGAGGATGTGCTTCGGGTCCAGCGGGAACTCTGGAACCAGGGCGGGGCCGTCGCTGGCATCCCCCGCAAGGACAAGCGTGATCTTCCCCCGCATGGCGAGTGGGATGAGATGACCCCCGAGCAGCGGAAGGCGTGGAAGATTCAGGCCGCGTCCGTTCACTCCGCCAACGCGACCGACAAGACTGAGCGGCTGATCTATCTGGAGCGGCTGAACATCGCCGACAAGTTCGTCGGGCGGCCGTTCTACTACCCGCACATGATGGACTTCCGGGGGCGGTGCTACCCGGTCCCGCCGATGCTGACCCACTACGGGGACGATGTGTGCCGGGGTCTACTCCAGATCGGGCAGGCCAAGCCCCTGACTTCGGGCGAACACTGGCGGCGGTTGCGAATCCACGCGGCCAACTGCTGGGCGCAGGGTGGGCTGGACAAGAAATCGTTCGACGACCGCGAGGCGTGGACCGTTCTCCACATGCCGCAGATTCAGGCGGTGGCCGAGAACCCGGTGGACGATCCGTGGTGGCAGGCGGCCGAAGACCCGTGGCAGTTCCTCGCCGCGTGCTTCGCTCTGTGCGACCCCGAGAAGGCGGCCCTGCTCCCGGTGCGGGCGGACGGGACGGCCAACGCCCTCCAGCAATACGCGGCACTGGCCCGTGACCCGGTGGCCGCAAACGCGGTGAACCTGACCCCGATGGACCGGCCGAACGACTACTACGCCGTGGTGGCTGAGGCGGTGCGGGAGCGGGTCCGGGAGGACATCGCCAAGGGGCACCCGCTGGCGGAGAAGTGCCTCCCGCTGATCGACCGTGGGGTTGTGAAGCAACCCTCGATGACGAAGTATTACAACGTCACGCGGTCGGGCGTGTGGAAGCAGGTCCGGGGCAAGCTGATGGACCGGGGCATGTCGCGGGCGGACGCTGGCGAACCGGCCAAGTACATCGGGAACGCGATCATCGCGGCGATGGCCAATGCCATGCCCGCCGCGAACGCGGTCATGGACTGGATCGTCTCGGCCGCCAAGGTGGTCGTGGAGAAGGGGCGGCCCCTGACGTGGAACACCCCCATCGGGTTGCCCGTGGTCCAGCCCTACCGCCAGTGGCGGTCGATGCAACTCTCCACCGCCCTGCGGCACATCACCATCACGATGGACGACGAGAATTGCCCGGTGAACAAGGTGAAGCAGGTCAGCGGGAGCCTCCCGAACTACGTGCATGGGGTGGACGGGGCGCACGCTTGCATGTCCGTGACGGAGGCGGGTCGGCGTGGTGTGTGGCTGTCCACCGTGCATGATGCGTTCATCACCCATGCCGCGACGGGCGGGGAGATGGACACGATCATCCGCGAGCAGTTCGTCGCCCTGCACCGCCGCCCGCTGCTGGACGAACTTCGGGAACAGTTGACCCTGGTGGCCGGTGAAGAACTCCCGCCGCTACCGGCCCGTGGCAACTTCGACATCGAGAGCGTTCTCGTCGCCCCCTACGCCTTCTCATAAGTACACCCAGCAACACTCTAGCATCATAAATGCCCGAGAGTAATTGCGAACAAAACACAAACACCCAAGCGGGCGTGCCTGTTTGGATCGTGACGATGCGGCAACCTCTGCGGCCTTTCCGCAAACTTGCTAACTCGTACTGGCTTTGGTTTGTACTTCTGTTGCTACGTGTGATCGGGTGGTCGCGGACTACGCACACCTTCGTCTGCCTTGGCCCCCACTGTCTTGACGCTGGGGTCACGGGCGACAAGTGGCGGGACACCGACCTTGTGATCGGGCGAGCCAAGCACCTCCATCGGGCGTACCTGATTGGCCGGGCTCCAGCCGACCTCGCCACCCCGGAGGCGTTCCGGCCCATCCCCCGCGAGAAGCACCGGAGCGTCTGGCCGACCCTGCTCCGGCTGGCCACCTTCGGGTTCTACCCCGCCGACGACTGCCTGACCACGGCCCTGTCCGCTATCGCCCTGACCACTGGCGGGGATGCCCCCTGCCTGCTCACCCTCCGTTCGCTGGAGCGGTGGATGGAGAAGAACAACCTTGAAGCCCACGACCTTGGACTCCGCTCTTGACGGCATGAAGCATGTCTCGCCTGACGACCTCAACCGGCTGCTCGCGTGGCTGCAAGAGTGCTTCCCGCCCGCCATCGTGCGGTCCCCGTCCGACCTCGGCCAGCAACTCGTCTTCCAAGCCGGGCAGCACAGTGTCGTCGAGGCGTTGCGGGCCTACATGATCGGCAACCGAGTCCCCATCCGGCGATCCCCCACGGAGAACGATGATGTGCTTCTCGGCACCTGACCCTGAGCCGATGCCGGTCGCCCCTGAGCCGCCCCCGCCGCGCCGCTCGAATACCGACGCGATCTCGTCCATGCGGGACGCCCTCGCCCGTCGCCGCCAAGGCCGACAGGCTCTCGTCATCAACCCGACCACCCCCACTACGCCCGGCTCCGAGTCCGGGCTTGGAACCCTGAGCATCCGACCCAACCAATGAAGAACAAGCAGACGATCTCCACCCAGTTCACCCGCGACGACAGCGACCGGGCGAACACGCTGGAGACGGCTCGTTTGTGCGCTCGGCTGACCCAGCCGGGCATCCTCCCGCCCCTCGGTCTGTCCAAAGGCGAGCGGGTGATGACCAACTACCAGTCCATCGGTTCGCGGGGTACGTCCAACATCGAGGGGCGGATGCTCCTCTCCCTGTTCCCGGTCGATCAGTTCTGGTTCTTGCTGGCACCCGAGCATGAGGTCGAGATGTCCTCGCAGGTGCCCAACGAGCAGAAGCAGATCATCCGCAACGGGCTGTACATGCTCCAGGTTCTCGCCTCCGCCCTGATCGAGTCAGGCGACGTTGAGGCGGACCACAACCGCCGCCGTCCGCAGGGGTTCCGATCCCACAAGCGGATGACAATCTCCCAGTTCCTCATCACCGGCGATGCGTTGGAGATGATGGACGACGACTACACGCTCCGCCTGTTCCGCCGGGACAAGTACGTCACCCGCCGCGATTCCTCCGGCGACGTGCTGTACCACATCACGGTGGAGGACATTGACCCCATCGACAAACTGACCGACGAGCAGTTTGTCGCGTCCGGCCTGAACCGATCCGAGCTTGAGGCCAAAGACCCAGCCGACCGGATGCAGCCGCTCCACACCCGATGCGAGTGGAGCCCCTACTCGCGCGTGTGGTTGGTCGAGCAGGAGTGCAACGGCAAGATCATCAACGCCTCCGAGGACAAGTACACCCGGTACTTCTCCACGCCGTACCGCCTGTTTCCGGGCGAGAACTACGGGCGGGGGCTGGTCGAAGAGAACCTTGGCGACCTCGCGGGCATCGACGAACTTGAGATGCGGATGCTCGACTACGCGGGCATGGCGAGCAAGTTCACGCCGGTGATCGACCCGTCCGAAACGCTCCGCCCCGAAGACCTCTCCAAGCCGTCCGGCGAGCCGATCCGCGCCCGTGTGGTTGGTGGAGTGACCCAGAACATCGCCTTCTTGCAGGCCAACAAGACCGCCGACATCGCCGTCACCGAGCAGTTCCTTCGCCGCAAGACGACCGAACTCGGCAAGGCGTTCCTCATGGACAGCGAGGCCATGCCGCGTGGCGAGCGTGTCACCCGCGCCCAAGTCAACCGCGTGGCGATGGAACTCGACGCTGCCCTCGGTGGTGCGTATGCCCCGGTGGCCGAAGCCCAGCAACTCCCGCTCATCCAGCGGGTCATGTACCAGATGCAGCGGGACCGCATGGCCCCGGCCCTCAAGCCCCGCGACGTGCGGATTCGCACCCTGACCGGCATCGCCGCCCTGTCCCGCCAGATGCAGCAGGTCAGCGTCATGGCCCTCGTCTCGCAGATCGCGGCCCTCGGCCCCGAGGCGTTGGCCCGCGTGAACATCGACGTGCTGATCGACATGATCGCCCGCACGATGACCGACCATGAGCCGGGCCTCATCAAGACCCGCGAAGAGATGCGGCAAGAAGTCGAACAGCAGATGCGCGACCAGACCCGAATGGCGGCCAACGAGCAGGCCATTCAGTCCGCCGGTGCCATCGCTGAGAACGCAGCGGCAGCCGCCGCCGCTCCGTCAATCTAACCGGCGGCCAGCAGAGAACAGCAATGAGTCAGACCGCAGAGACGCCCCCCGTTATCACTCCGTCCGCGTCCGCCCCCCCGGCGGCCCCCACAGCCCCGGTCGCCGAGGTGAAGCCCGCGATCCCGGTGCCGCCCGTGGCCCCGCCGATTACGCCCGTGAGCGACCTGCTCGCCGGGAAGTACAAGTCGGTGGACGATCTGGTGAAGGGGTACAAGGAACTGGAGTCGCGGCTGGGTGCCCCGAAGCCTGCCGAGACTCCCGCCCCGCCGCCCCTCCCTCAGACCGTGGAGGAGGTGCTGAACCTCGCCGGGCTCAAGGACACCGAGGTCGCCAACCAGTATCTCACCAAGGGCGAACTCACCGCCGAGCAGTACGCCGCGTTCGCCAAGGTGGGGCGTGGCCGTGGCGAGGTCGATGCGTTCATGGCGGGCCAGAAGGCCATGCGCGACGCACAGGAACTCCAGCAACAGCAGATTCTCAACGAGTCGTCCAAGTACGTCGGCGGTGACCAGCAACTCCAGACGCTTCTCGTGTTCGCGGGGACGCTTCCGAAGGCCCGCATCGACGACCTGAACGCCCGGCTGGCTGACAAGAACAAGTACAAAGGTGCGTTGGCCGAGATTCTGACGGAGTACAAGCAGACCACCGGCACGACCAACGCCGCCCCGGTCATCTCCGGCAGCCCGTCCGTCGCGTCCGCCGCCCCGTTCGTGTCGAAGGTCGAGTACCAGAAGGTCCGGCGTGAGGCCGCCGAGCGGTACGGCAACCCGCAGAACGACCCCGCCTACATCGCTCGCCTTCTGGCAACGACCCGCTCAAACCCCGAAGTTCTCAAGTAAGGAAACAGCATGAGTGTGAAGAACCACATCCCCAGTCACATTGACTTCGCCCACGTCTGCAAGACCACCGGCCTGACGTTCCACCACGCGACCATCGTGGAGAGCAAGCGAGGCGAGGACGGCAAGGTCATCACCAGCGAGCCGTATGTTCAGGCCATTGCCAAGAACTCAGAGGGCAAGATCGTGGCGTCGGACACCGGCGGAACCGAGCGCGAGGCGAAGACCAAACTGCTGGAGAAGATCATCGAGATCACCGGCATCGACCCGACGCCTAACAGCGCGGAGGCCGCCCTGTCTCGCCGTGTCGCGGAGTTGGAGGCGAAGTTGAGCGTCGTCACTGGTGACGCGCCGGTGAAGAAGAAGTCCGCCAAGACCGACACCGTGATTCCCTCCTGACAGAACAACAGGAGCAGCCTACACCCATACCCAATCACTGGCTGTTCTCCTCCTGGGCCGCACGTTCGCAAGGGCGTGCGGTCTTTTCGTTTTTGCCGAAGTTGGAAAGCCCGACCGAACCGGACACCCGCGATGAGCGGCCCGGCTGGCGGTTGGACACCTTGACAGCGAGGCGGTTCTCCCTCAACCCCGTTTCAAGGACTCACACATGGACATTGTCAATGTGGCGCGTTCGCTTCAGGTTGGCTCCGACGAGCGCGCCCTGACGCAAACGCTGCTGAACGACACCGTCGCTGAGGCGTTTGATCGCATCACGATGCTGTACAACTCGCCGTTCATCGGGCGTTACTCGCTCGGCGACGGCACTTCCTCACACGACTTCCCCATCGTCGGCAACTCGCCGGAAGATGGCGTCTACCACATCCCCGGCCAGTTCATCGAGGGCGGCACCACCGCTCAGGCGTTCTTGAACATCTTTGTGGACGACCCGTGGATCAAGGCTCTTCGCCTTCCGTACATCGACCAGGTTCTCGCCCGTTGGGACGTGGTGGCGAAGGCGGCGCGGGAATGCGGTCGCATCACCGCCGAGCGTCTGGAGTCGCTGGCGATCCGCATGGCCATTCTTGCGGCTCGCACTGGCTCCGTGGCCAACGTCCACGACGGCGGAAACCGGGTCATCGTGACCAATGCCGGTGGCCGCACTGGCGCGTTCCCGCTCAACTCCACCGGCGCGGATGCTTTTGAGCAGCAGATCGCCACTCTCGCTCGCCAGATGGATGAGGACAACCTTCCTCGCGCCCTCGGCGACCGCATCATCGTTACCACCCCGTACATGGTGCAAGTGCTGACCAACAGCAACCGGCTCACCAGTGCGGACTTCACCAACCGGGCAAGCCCCGGCGGCGTGGACATCTCCACTCGCGCGATCGGCACGATTCACGGCTTCGCCGTGATGCCGCCGACCAACTTCATGCCGACCACGAACATCACCACCGACCTGACCCGCTACAACGGCAACTTTTCGGCTGGTGCTGGCACTGTGGAGCCGGTGGCCTTGGCTCTGGTTCGCTCGTCCAACGGCGCGGCCGTGGCCATGCCGGAGGTTGGCGGTGGCGTGAACAGCCTCGTCTACCCGGATAGCAACCGCGACAGCACGCTGGTTCGCACCCGCGTGATGTTCGGCATGGGCGTTTGGTGCCCGTGGCTCGCTGGCGAGATTGGCGTCCAGACCTCCTGATTCTGATCCCCGCACCCCCAACACAGGAACATTCACATGCCTGTTATTTGCAGCGAAGGCCTGGTCCGTACTACGGACTTGGGCACCCTCCGTCCTCGTCTGGCCACGGGCCGCGAGGACACGACCCGCACTGACTACCTCAGTGTCACCGCCAACGGCACTGCGCTGGCGGCCAACATCCGAGCGGTAGATGTCGCCGCTGGCAACGACGACGCGACCGTGACCGCTGCCATTCTTCGCTTTGGTGCGAAGGGTGGTGCGCACGGCGTGTTCATTCCGCGCGTTGCCGCTCCGCCCACTTGGGCGGCGTGGATGACCGGGATGCTCATCTACAACAACACGACCAATCAGGCGATGATCGCCACCAACGCCGCATGGGTCGCTCTGTAATCCCACCACTCTGCGCTCGCTCCAGGTCGAAAGGCTGGGGCGGGTTTTCTCGGAGAACTCCATGACTGCAAACAAAGAAGGCGTGATCGCCAGCGACGTGACCGTTCGTTGGTCCACGCTGCTGGGGCTGTTCATCGTCCCCGTGGCGGCTGCCGCCCTCACCCTCTGGGCATCCAGTGCCGTGGGCAGCCAGCGGCTGGACGCGCTGGAGGACCGCGTCGAGGTCATGGAGTCTAAAGCCGAAAGCCAGCGGGACCGCATCGAGGCCCGGCTGAACGCCATTGAACAGACCCTCGCTCGCATCTTGGAGCGTTTGGAACGGAGCAAGCCGTGAGCGAACACCAACCCGTGGATGACACCCAGCCGTTCGACCCTGAGCGGTCGTACCCCGGCTGCGGGTGTCACCCCAAGCACGCCGACCCCAACAGCGTGCTTCGCCAGACGTATGAGGCGTGGCTGAGGGACCAGGCGGCGGCGCGACACGCGGCCAAGCAGGCTGCACGGGAGAACACCAATGCCTGATCGGGCGATTCGATTCAACGGCCGCGTGCTGGCAGCCTCCGGGCTGGCTCTGGGCATCGGCCGCAACTACGCGACGACGGACAAGACCGGCACCAGCATCCCCGCTGGCCAGCCTGTGTTCGACTCGCAGGCGGCGTACCTCGCTGCTCCGGCGGCCCCAACTGTCGTGTCAAGCGTTGCCACGGCGGGCGGCGCGTTCGTGCAGTCCCTCGGCTCGGGCGTGGACGTGGATGGGACGACCCCGGTTGTCGTCACCGTGCGGACCCCCGGCTCGGCGTCGTACACCATCGGCATCCATGTGGGCCATACGTGGGGGGTGAACGCCTTCGACGCGGCGGCCAACACGGTTCGCATGGAAGGCACGGGCAACCGCTCGGTCATCCGCTCGATCCTTTCGGAAGCGGGCGACCTCGGCGGCGCGAACAAGGCTGGAGCCAACCGGGCGGACCTGCTCCGGGGTTCCGGTGCGGGCTTCGGCGAGGATGCCAATTGGCGGTACGAGCCGCTGTCGGCGATCGTGGCGCACGGGCTGGTGATGGTGTGGTGCCGGGCGACGTTCTGGACCGGATCAGCATGGGACGTACGGGCCTCGGCCCTGTGTGCGTGGGACGACATCGGCGGCAGGTTCTACCTGGTCACTCGCGCGGCCAACGCCAACCCAGGCGTGCAGCGGGGATCAATCTGGAACAACGCCATGTGGACCGCTCGGGGGGCCAACGGCCAGACAGACCGGACCAACCGCCCGGTGGATGTGTGGACGGCGTGCGTGGACTACCAGAACTCGCCCGCTTCCGGCACCGAGCAAGTGACGATGCTTTTCCGGGCGACCCGCCCCGACATGGCCTCGCGCGTGTGGACGGTCCAAGGGCTGGAGTTCTGCCGCCGGACGACCAACGTCAGCAACCAGCACGACCACTCAGCCTTCGTGTACTTCGGCACCGATGCCAGCGTGCACGTGGTGATCTGTCGGGGCCACAACGGCAACAACACCGTCTGGCGCATCAGCCGGGCCTCTGCCGACGGCTGGAACAGTGGGCCGGCTTCGACGACCGATGGCGCAACGGACAACGGGTGGACCACTCAAGCGACGTTCAGCGGTGACGCCACCGCGAACATGGACCACAACCAGTACATGAGCCCGGCTCCGGTGGGCGGCAACCCGTTCGAGTTCATCGTCACGCAGGACATCGGCCAGACCCCCATCTCGCGGATGATCGTTCCCCCCACCGCTGGCACCTCCAAGGCGGTGTTTGAGCCGGTGCGGGTTCGTCAGGGGCTTGCCCCCGCTCCCCAGTACATGTGGGAGAACTTCGGCCTCTGGTGCCAAGACTACAACCCGCCCCGGTCGTTTACGATGCTGTTGGACGGGCAAGACCCCGGCGGCACCATGCTCTCGCCTGGCTCGGGCAACTGGGGTGTCTACGCCCCGACGCAGAAACTCTGCTGGTCGCCCGACGGCCTGAACTGGGGCCAGTTGTTCGCGTGGACCAACGTGCGTGGTGGGCGTGGCGTGCCCAACGGCCCGAATGTCATCCTTGAGCGGGTCACTTCGACCACGCTGGAGCTCATCCAGGTGGGCATCCCGCCGATGATGATCGGGCGTCCGCTGGTGATCTCGCCGCCGGTGACGAACTTCGCGGACGGGATCATCACCCAGTCTGACGCGCCGGGGGCGGGCAACACCGTGACCGACGTGACCGCGACGTACCTCAACGTGGGGTTTGTCACTGGGCGGATGATCCCCCGCTGCCCGACCGGCCGCAACGTCTACCGCTACACCAACACCGGAGCCACTTCCAACTACGGCGGCGAACACTTCATCACGCCTTCCGGCCTGACCGTCTCCGGCCAGCGGCTCAAGGTCAAACTGTGGGTGTACGTGCTGCCTCCGGCCGAGCCGTGGGCGAACAACACCACTGCCCCGTACAACGTGCCCCGTCCTCAGTTGGAGTTCCGCTTCCGGTACGGCACCGGGGCTTCAACCTTCGGCTCTGGCCCGTCCAACCAAGACGGCGGTGGCTGGGTGCCGTTCACCATCGAGATCGACGCGGCGACGTGGACGACCCAGACCGGGCGTCTGCTGATGCGGCTCCAGTGTTCCTCGAGTGCAGCCCGTCCCTGCGACGTGCTGATCTCGGTGGAGTCTGTCACCGCCGGGGCAACCTCGGAAATCCCGCTGATCCCCCCGCCTGCCTCAACTGGCGCGGCCGCTTCCACCATCTTCGCGGATCACGCCATTTCCACCGGCTGGAACCCCACGGCCAACTGGTCGTTCCTGATCGCCCTCCAGAACTCCGACGACGGCCCGGATATGTACGACCTGACCCGCCCGAACGCGGGTTCGCGGCGTCTATTCACCTTGGTCCAGTCCCTCGGCTCGGGTCAGACCCGCACCCTCTGGGCGTTGCTCGACCTCGGGGCCAACGACCGCATCACGTTCACGGACGGCACTAACACCGCCCAACTGGTGGCCCCGACCGACCAGGACTTTGAGTGGGGACGGAGCACGCAGTTGGGCATCGGCATCAGCCGCGCCGCCAACGGGAACATGGTGTTCGCCGTGTTCATGGGTGGCACCGTTGTGGCCACCACCACCGCCAACTGGACGCAGGACATTCGCCCGAACAGCGTGCATCACGCGGACTTGGCCCAGGGTCCGGTGGAGCCGCACACCGTCCACCTCGTCCGCATCGACGAGGACAACGCCCGCAACTCGACGGCCTTGGCCGACTGGCTCCGGTCGTCGGCGGCTCTGTCTACCCCGTCATCCTCTCGCGGCTCGACCATCGTTCTGGAGTAACACATGCGCAAGATTCTTCAATGGCTCGGACTCAGCAAGTGGGAGTCCCTGATCTGGACCAAGCGGACGCAGGGCTTCCTGCTCGGGCTGACCTTCGGC